TGGTAATAGAATAGATAAAAGTTGGAATCCAAAAAAACATGAAGGAAGATTATCTGCTTATGATACTTTTGAAGATGTAGATATGTCTTCTGGTAAATGGTTAGTATTGACTAGAACAAGATCTATGTTGGATCCATTAGAAGAGACTATGAGAGATAAAGGTTTGTATTATGAAAATAGATTTAAGAAACAATATGAAAAAAATATTCAAGAGGCAGCTATAAACTGGGAACACTTAACACAAGGACAGATGTTAGATGCAAAACAAATAGAAAATATTTCAAAGTATATGAGCAGTGAAAAATGGAACAAGGATAGATTGAAATCAATTGTAAAAAATAGTGTTTACAGTTTAGAACAATTACAAAAAGACTATGGTCTTAAAACAAATGAAGTTTGGTTTGAAGCTTTTGATCAAGCGGGAGATAAAAGAATTAATTATATAAGACGTATGAAACGTAATGGAGAGATGTTGAATCAAGAACCACGGATAAAACTATCAACTATCCATAGTGCAAAAGGTGGTGAAGAGGACAATGTTGTACTGCTCACGGATCTAACAACGAATACTAAAAAATCATATGACAAAAATCAAGATGATGAAACAAGATTATTTTATGTAGGTGCTACAAGAACAAGGGAACATCTACATATTATAAGACCAAAAAATGATAATAAATGTTACCCAATGGAGGAGGCTATATGACAAGTAAAGGTATGTTTGATGAAGCATTTCCACAAGATAGGCAGATAGGTGGGAATCACTATAAAGATTTTCACATACAACCCTATGAATTTATTTCTAAAAACAATCTTTCTTTTTTTCAAGGAAACGTAATTAAGTATGTTTGTAGGTATTTAAATAAAAACGGCATACAAGATTTAGAGAAAGTAATTCATTACTGTGAACTAGAAATTAAAAAAATAAAGGATATGGATGTCAAAGGAAAACGAAATAGGTAAAAACTGGGATCTACACTACAGAAAAATTTATGAACCAAAAATAAAAAGATTAACGGAACGATTTAATCAAGTCTATGATGAAAATCAAAGGATGAAGGAACGATTACAAAAATATGAGAGTCGTAGAATGATAGGATATTACAATAAAAAGGATAAAGATGAGTAAAGAAAAAGGTAGAAAATGGGATGGTCGATCAAGACCACCTACAGATCTCTATAAGAAAAACTTTGAAGAGATCTTTGGTAAAAAAGAAGAGGAAGAAAAAGAAAATAAAGAAGAGGAAAAAGAATGAAATGTTTTTACTGTAATGCAGAAGTTATTTGGCAAAGTGATTATGATGCTGAAGACATAAATGAGGAATCAGAATATACAATTGTATCTATGTATGATTGTAAAGAATGTAACAGTTGGTATGAAGTGTACTCACATAAAAAGGAGGAGAAATGGGCTGGCAAGAGTTCAAAGCAAGAGCAAGAAAAATAGAAGAAAACTTTGCAAATAATTTAAAAGATCCTGTGTGGGCTACAGACAAACAGGATATGTATGAGCATTGGGATGTACAAGGAACTTTAGATGGTCAGCTTTTAAAGTTTGATGTAAAAGGAATGAAGAAAGTAAATCGTTGGGATAATAAAACTCAAGATGATATTGCTTGGATAGAAGGAACTAATGTCAGAGGTTATCCTGGTTGGATAAAAGGTAAGGCAGATTATATTGTGTTTGAAAGACCAGAGTATTGGTTAATTGTAGATAGAGAAGAATTATTTAAATTTACATGGAGTAAATTAGAAGAGAACAATTTTAGAAAGGGAAAAAATATTTATGAAGTTTATCAAAGAGACGGTCGACTTGATAAAATTACTATGGTTCCTTTTAAAGATATTGAACAACTAACTAACGTAAAAAGGATAAATAAAAATGACTAAATTAATATTTAAAGCACAAACAGAATGGCTACCACCAGAAGAATTTCCTGATCTCAGCCAACACAATGAAATAGCGATTGACTTAGAAACCAAAGATCCTGAATTAACAAAGATGGGATCTGGGGCCATCATAGGTAATGGACAGGTTGTTGGTATTGCAGTTGCTGTAGAAGGATGGTGTGGATACTATCCAATTGCTCATGAAGGTGGTGGTAATATGGATAAGAACATGGTTCTTAAATGGTTACAAGATGTTTTGAATACATCTTCGGATAAAATATTTCACAATGCAATGTATGACGTTTGTTGGTTAAAAGCCATGGGTCTTAAAATAAATGGTAGAATTATTGATACTATGATTGCAGCAGCTTTATGTGATGAGAATCAGTTTCGTTTTGATTTAAATACTTGTGCTAAAAGATATACAGGTGAATCTAAAGATGAGACCGCACTATATGCAGCAGCAAAAGAATGGGGTATCGATCCAAAAGGAGAGATGTATAAACTACCCGCAATGTATGTTGGTCAGTATGCAGAAAAAGATGCATCCATTACATTACAACTTTGGCAGTTTTTAAAACGAGAAATAGTTAACCAAGATATAAATTCTATTTTCGATTTAGAAACTGAACTATTTCCTTGCCTTGTTGATATGAGATTCTTAGGTGTGAGAGTAGATATTGAATCAGCACATAACTTGAAACAAGAATTAGTAAAAGAAGAAAAAAACAACCTATACAAAGTACAAAAAGAAACAGGAATAGATGTTCAAATATGGGCAGCAAGATCGATTGCACAAGTTTTTGAAAAATTAAAACTACCATTTGATCGAACTGAAAAAACTCAGGCTCCATCGTTTACTAAAAACTTTTTGCAAAATCATCCTAATCCTATTGTTCAATGTATTGCTAAGGCTAGAGAAATTAATAAAGCACATACAACTTTTATTGATACCATATTAAAGTATTCACATAAAGGTAGAATTCATGCAGAAATAAACCAATTACGTGGAGATAATGGTGGAACAGTTACTGGAAGATTCAGTTATTCTAATCCAAATCTACAACAAATACCTGCACGAAACAAAGATCTTGGCCCAAAAATAAGATCACTATTTATTCCAGAAGATGGATGTAAGTGGGGTGTATTTGATTACTCACAACAAGAACCAAGATTAGTGGTTCACTATGCTGCATTACAAAATTTATATGGTGTTGATGATGTATTAGATTCTTATAGAAATGATCCTAATACAGACTTCCATACTATTGTTGCAGAGATGGCAAACATACCAAGGTCTCAAGCTAAAACAATTAACTTAGGATTATTCTATGGTATGGGTAAAACTAAACTACAAGCAGAACTTGGTGTTGATAAAGAAACATCTGATGCGCTATTTAAACAATACCATGATCGAGTTCCCTTTGTAAAACAATTGATGGATAATGTAATGCAAAGATCACAACAACGTGGTCAAATTAGAACATTACTTGGACGATTATGTAGGTTTCATTTATGGGAACCAAATATGTTTGGTATGCACAAAGCATTACCTCATGATCAAGCGATCTTGGAACATGGCCCAGGGATAAGAAGAGCCTTTACCTACAAAGCTTTGAATAAATTAATCCAAGGATCAGCTGCAGATATGACAAAAAAAGCCATGCTAGAACTATATAAAGAAGGTATAATACCTCATATACAAGTACATGATGAATTAGATTTATCTATTGAATCTCAGGCACATGCTGATAAAATAAAAGAAATTATGGAACATGCAGTAGAGTTGGAAGTTCCTAACAAAGTTGATTATGAGTCTGGCCCTAATTGGGGAGAAATAAAATGAGGAACTATTATGGCATACTTAAATGCAAACATACCCCCGATCTATTGCAAGGTAAGGAAGGAGTATCTTTATGATCTTAAAGAACATCAAGGAGAGTCTAGTGACTGCGTTATCTTTGGTCTTGTCTCTATATCAGGTCGTGCGCTCTTATTTAATATCATGCTACCCAATGGTGCGTGCTATTGGCGTTTGCCTATCTCAGCGTTTTTCCAAAAATCGTATGACCGAGCCGATGTGCCGAATATGCAGGCGCACGAACTACAACTGTGGAACTGTTTTAGTTATTGGCCTAGTGTGCATTGCTTTGATTGGTTGGCTGGTATAGACGGTAAATACCTAGGAAAAGATAAAAAATTTTATCATGGAGAGTATCTTTTTACTGTTGACTGGGCGCATCCAGAGACTAATATACTCAATACAGAACATTCTGAAATCCCTCAAGAGCATAAGTGTGCGCATATACTGGCTCTTGCTAACGGCAATTTTGCTGCTCAGCCTAACAATCGCATCTTGTGGCATGTTAATTCATACACTACTGATAACAGTTGGCCTGACTATAAAGTACAAAACACTGTCTGGGATGTCGAAACTTCGGATTGGGTTACAGAAGATACGGACAAAATGTTCTATGAAATAGAGCCAAAGGAGGACAAATGAGAGATACAAAAACAATTGAATCTTTCTTGAAAAGTAAAGAACAAAAAGAAAAACAAATGAATTTGTTCAAAAATTTAAAAAAAGAAGTGGAAACTGGTGCTAACGGTACACAAAAATATGTGATAAAAGAAGGTGTAAATAAGGGAAAGGTTGCAAGTAAATGAAACAAGTATGTAAACAATGTGAAAAAGAGTTCACTGCAAAAGACGCACTAGACTTTTTCTGTAGTCAAGAATGTAAAGAAGATGCGTTAGCAGAATTAGATTCTGATTCTGATGAGTGTCTTTCATGTCAATAAAAATCAACGAGAACACAAGTATTGGTCTTCCGTTAAGGAACTTAATAGGTTTGATCGCAGCCATAATTGTTGGCGCGTGGTTTGCCTTCGGAGTGATTGAAAGACTCAATAGATTAGAAACTAAAAATCAATTGTTTGAAAAAGATTTACTTGAAGCAAGTAAACAAACTCCCATAGACCAAGAGCAGTTCATGCTTCTCGAACATATAGCAGAAGGATTAGAAAAATTAACTGAGAGAGTTGATGGTATGATGAACAATAGAGTTAATATTGAACGACTACAAATGGATGTAGAACGATTAAGAATTGATACAGAAAAATTGAAAGATAGCGTTAGAGCTAATATTGGAAAACTTAATGGTAATCACTAATGATACAAACAGTTATTGCATTATGTTTATTTATAGGTGGTCAATTAGTCGAACATCGTATTCAACCCGATATCTCTACATGCTTAAAGATGAAACGTGAAGCGACACGGAACATGGAAATGAACAATAAACGTTTTATGTGCGGGGAGGTAGAGGCTATGGTTGAAAAAAATATAGATGGTAGTATAAGTATAGACAAGATTATAAAACCAAAATAATGACTAAAAAATTTCAATTAAGATTTAGCCCAGAGGTTGTAAATGGACACTGTCCAACGTGTGAAGAACATACATTATTAGTTAGTATTACCAGAGATCAATATAGATGTGTTAGTTGTGGGGCCGATTTAGAACAACATATCAATGGTAAAATAAGTTATATCCCTATTTTAAATACAACTTCTGAAACAAAAGGTCAGTATTATCTACACGATTGGGGTGATAAGAGTAATGGCTAGAAAATTTAAAGATTTTGTTGCAAGACCTAAGCCTCGTAAACGTCCAGGCGTTCATAAAAAATCAAGAAATAAGCACGAAAAAAGACAGCA